TAGGAACCCCACCACTTAACTTTTTCTTGTTTAAGATGAAGGATAAACAATAATGTGCTAGACCTTTACAAGTTGCAGTAGCGGGATAATTCCAACCCGATCCAGATTGTACAATAGCAGTTTGAGTTAACGTGCCCGTCTTTAAGCTGCGCCAAACTGTATTGCCGCCTTCCGCCCAATCTCCGGGTCCGGTAGCCCAACCCTCCGTACCGCCCCCATATGTAATTAATTCATCGGTTATGTATAAGGAGTCATAACTGGTAATTTCATGGGAAGCAGCGGCAACAATCATGGAATACTGACCTTTATCGGTGCCGGGTCCGTGTTGTTCGGCATAAAGAACGTCTGTTGCAAACGCGGTTTCCCCGAAAACCCATTTTCCCATCGTGTTTGGATCGACGGAAACGTGCATACGCTGTTGTACTGATTTTAAATCACCACTTGGTTTTTTAGTGAAATTCCCAGCGATTAAGGACAATGTTCCTGAAATAGTCATTCCTATTCCAAGCTTTATCAGAGCCGCACCTAAAGGTGGTGCAATTGGGGCCACTACAAAACCAACGATAGTTGTGCCTATCCCCAATGCTATTTTTCCAACTTTTCCCATTGTTTTAATCTACCAAAAACACGCGCTGAACTTTACGTAAAGGAACTAACACTTGTCCATTAATACCTATAAACAATGCAGACCGACCCAACACTATCCCACAACAATCATCATAAAAAGCCACGTCACCTTTCCGGCCATAACAACCTCTAACGGGTTTGCCAAATTTGGCTCGTAAAGTTCGATAAAGAGAACCTTTGCCAATTGTTTTTAACGCCTCATTGCCTTCTTCCACACTATTATACTTACCTCTGAATTCCTCCATATAATCTATGCCAGTAATGGCTTTAACAGCATCGGCGGCGAAAATGCAGCAATCATAACTACCATATTTGTACTCTTTCGTGTTAAGAGTATTTATGTATTTATTAAACTCGACATCCCAATTTTCTTTACGCATATCTAACCACTACCTTATCCATAAAATATTTAATAATGGGTTTAAATTTAGGTCTGTCTTTTACATAATTGGCCAATTTCTCCCCCCTCTTAGTGTAGAAATTAAAAAACCAATCAGGAGCTTGATTTAATAACCATTCTCTAAAAACAAGCCATTTAAAGCTGGTAATACCATAAATTTCTATGGCGAGCCAACACCAACCGCCATAACTTCCATAACCTGTGTACCCACTCCAATCATTAGGGTCATGCCAAATAGGCACGGTGTAACTGTTAATGTCACTACTGGTTAATCCTTCTGGTTTGTTAGCTAATTTTCTAACATACGTAGTCCCGGTATCATTTGGGAATAATCTAGTATGGTCTACCCATCTAAAAGGGGCCGATCTAGCATTACCGAGATCCCGATCTATTTCTACCGATACCGTGTGTTCCTCAACTCGACGCGACACAACCATCCCGGTCATCACTCCGGTTTTTATTCTAACCGGATCGGCTATCACAGCATACTCATTTGAATTTAATAACCCCAACCATAAATAAGCGGGTTTGCCCCGCCACGCCCTTTTATCTCGAACAACTTGACGTAACGCTACATCATCTAAATCTTGACCGGAAACCGTTAGAGTTACGGGTCCACCAATGGACTGATCCTCGACTATATTGGACATTTTTACAAAAGGAGCCAATGGTAAAAAAGTTTGTCCATTCAAGGCATCATCGGCGGTGCCTGTCGGAGCGAAAACTCCTGGTCCAGTCCACGCTACAAGTGGGTCTGATGTGATTCCCAAATACCCAATCAAAACCGGACGAATAGTGTCAGCGACTAAAGCAGTCTGCATCCCCGATGTCAAATCTCTAGCCATATCTAATACGTCTCGACAGCTTCTAACGCCATGTTATACAGACTCAAAATTTCCACATCAAACTGTACTAAAGACTGAGCCAATCGCATCGTTATAACTGGAGATTGAATATCAATAGTGGCATTATTCGAAGGGGAACTACGCAAAGCGGGTTCAAAATTAATGCTGACTTCTCCACTACCATTACTGGTTACAGTATTCGTTACCATTTTAAACTCCCCATTAACTTCCATATAATCTCCGGGTAATAAAATCGTCGTGCTAGGCGTTACCCCATCCGCTATTAATGTGGTTCCTAATTGACTGGCTCCATTAACTAAGGGGTCGGCCCCGGCATAACCATTTCTAGGCCCGTCATAATCGGGAATGGGAAAATAAAACGTATTACTTAATTTAGATAACTGAACTAACGCCGCAGTCCAACCTTTAGCATCCGATTCAGCTAATACTTTAAAAGGGACTCTTACACTCCAGAACGCAATGTTCGGAGCAATTATTACCTCGGCTCCGTTCATGAACTGAAGGGGCTTATCCCCCCGAGTCAGGCTAAGAGAGTAAGATCGAGCCGGTATTGCCGGTATGGTTATTACAGTCATTCCTATACAAACCTTGGTCGTTTAAGTTGATTCATAGTATACCGATGTGCGGCTGGAATTACTTGGGGCACGATTTCTGAATGCACGATTTCCTTCATTCGTGCCAACGTGCCAGCATCAGCACCGGGGGCATGAATAGTTAAATTTATTGTAGGAACCGTGCCACCATCATTATAATTTTTACTTGGCGGGGTTACTCTCACACGCTCTCCCGGCGTACCCATAAATTGCACCAATTTACTATCGGTTCCGCCTGCTCCACCTATTTTAAAATCCGCGCCACTAGCAAAACCGGGAATGCCATTCGCGATTATACTGCCGACCCGATCAAACATTTTATTTTGTTCAGCACGATCAAACGCTCCCACAATTTGAATAGTCTTACCCACTAAAGAATCGGGATTCCAACCTGACGTGCCACCTTTACAACACGCACAACAAGCATTCAAACCATTAACAATGGTTCCCGTAGCCCCCCTAGTTGCCGTTTCTATACTAGCTCCGGTTGCACCTGAAGTCGCTCCAGTTTTAGTTACCACAGCCGCAGCCGTGGCGGGAATTAACTTTTTCAACAATCCATCAAGAACTCCAGTTGCTCCTGGCGCTTTAGTTCCGCCATAAGTACCGGCCCCAAAAAGCCAATCAATTAAAGGTTTAACCACGGCAATTTGAATAGCAAACTGCATGACCTGTTTCGCGATATTCTTAAGTATGTTACCGAAAGCATCTGACATGGCTTCTAAAGCACTCGTGCCTTCTGAGATTGAATCTACAAATGAATCCGCGATACTCTTACCTAATTCATCCATAGCTTCTTTAACAGTATCAGTTATTTCCGCGATCATCTTACCGCGTTCCGTGGTCTTATCGTATTCCTCACCAAGCTCAACCGTTTTTCTACGCAAAGCTTCCATTACTTGCTCCAACTCCTTGGCATCTTTAAAAATTAACGGAGCCTGTTTTTCAAAAAACTTAAGTCGTAACAACTCATCATTAAATTTTTCCGCCTCAGTTCGAGTGCTTTCAAAAACATCTTTAAGCTCTTTCGCAATATCTTTTGGTTCCAACGCCTCAAGATTTTCTTTAAGACTAAAATTAGTTAAAGCATTTAAATCTTTGGTTATTTTTAAAATATGCGCGTCTAAAATTTCCAACTGTTTGGAAAATTCAGAGTTGTCAGTTACCGCCCCCTTCATTATTAAATAATCTCGTGAAGCATTGGCTTTATCCAGTGATTCCTTTAGTTTATCTGTTTCGGTTTTAGCTGAATTCAACATTTCCTCTAAGACTTTATCCTTAGCGGATCGTTTAATCAAGGCGTCAACTTTCGCTAACGCCTCCTCCAATTCCTTCGGTAAAACTAAAACATCGCCATCCTTAAATTGCTGTAAAAACTTACCAATTGGAGCAAGTGTTTCTTCGGAAAATCCCGACATCAAAGCGGCCTTGGTGACGTTAGCCGCAGCTTGTACTTCTTCAAACTTTGCCGTTAGTTGTTCCAATGCACCTTCATAAATATTAATAGTGCCCTCGCCATCCTCATCAAACCCTGGTTTGGATTTTTTAGGTGGGGGGATGTTTAACAAGGTTTTTCTTAATGCAATTAATTCCTCCATTCGTTTAAGATACTCTGGATTTACTCCTTTCTTACTCTGGAGATCAACAAATTGATCTTCTAAGTCCTTTAACAACACAAGTTGGTCTTTATAACTTGCATTCATGAACTCTAAGTTATCACTAATAAGTTGGAAATTCTCCCCTTTAAACCCACTGACAATTTTAGCAAGGGCTTCACCTATTCCAGTTCCAATTTCATCTCGATAACTGTAAGCTGTTACTGCCGCCGCGACAGACCAAAATCTAGTTAATGCTAACGAAGCCGTAGCTGCGCCAGCCTCCACTCCTTTAACTCCTTTTTCCACTCCTTTAAGGGCTTCAGTAGCCGCCTGTGCTTTTTTACCGAAGGGGTCAAAAAACGTCACGAAGCCCCTAGCCCCAATTATTGTTAAAATGCTCACAATAATAGTTTTAATTTCTCTAAAATGATCCATTAAAAACATCAAGCTCTTCGCCATCACATCTGTCGCAAATCCTATTTTATGGGCTAAATCCTCCATTTTTTGATCGTTCCCGGTAAAATCACGAATACGGACGGCTATATTACGTAAGGTTTCCCCCCAAATATCCGATACCATCGAAAGTTTTATAATTTTGTCATAAAACAACGTAAGCTCAGTCATTAATGTATTAAACGACCCTCGTAATGATAACGCATTTGCCTTTGCCACTTCTTCAAATGTTTTATGTAATTCCTTAGCCAATTTTGGCAACACATCTTCGGACAAAGCTTCACCAGCTTTCAACATCCTGCCTAACTCTTTAGTGTTAACCCCCATTGCTCTAGCGGTTCGTTGAAACGCGCCATAAATACGCTCGCCTAACTGACCGCGTAATTCCTCAGCCTGAATTGTGCCTTTAGAAATCATTTGCTCAATGGCTTTAAAAGCACCCGTTGTTTGATCCACGGATAAGCGCAACGCTGCGGACGCTTCGGATACGGCAATAAAAATATTCTTTACCCCTTGCCCCTCCAGGGCTGACCCTTGAGCCGCAGCGGTCAATTTCGAATAGCTTGCCGCAGTAGTTTGTAAATCTAATCCCAAATTACGGCTTAAATCTGTAACAAACTCCATTGTTTCCCCAAATTTTTGACCCCCCAATCCTACTGACGTAAAACGAGCATTTAAGGCTTCCATAGCCAATTCCGTTTTGATCAGTTGGTGTTGCATCAATCCAAAACCAGCCGTAACGCCAGAAAGCATAACTAAAAATGATCCGGCTATACCGCCGCCACTTTGGAACAACATGGCAAGGGCGGACACACGTGAGGCCACTCCTGACAGTGGCCCCAACATGATTTGAAGTGATTTTACCAACTCATAAACGGCGGCGCTTTGGATCTGCGTGTTACGGGTAAACTTTTGCTGAACCCCTGTATAGCGTTGTTTTTGTACCGTTACTCGATTAAGTCCGGTTCCGTACCCTCTAATTGCCGCATTGACTTTATTGATTTCACGAATAGCTGAGTTAAGCCCAATAGTGGTTGCTCTGAAAACAAATTGAACATCACCAACTACAATGCTCATCTATCATAATACCCCCTTTAACGTCTACGTGCGGGTCTAGTATTGACCTGCTGGTTTGATTCTTGTCTGGCCTTTCTCATCTCTCGTTCTTGCTCTTCATGTTTATACAATAAATACGCGATCCAGTATTCGTACTCCGATACTGTCATGTTAGCCGCTAAATCAGCGACTAACATTCCCAAGTGTTCCGCTAACGCAAATAAATTTGTTAACTCCGGGTCGCTGCGGAATTCCGCGATCCGGTCTGAGGCTTTCCCAGCGTTAAAAGCTTAATTGCTTCCTCACCAAATTGATCTACAAAACCACCGCTTGGCTGACTAGCCAAACAATCGTAATCCTCCAAACCATACAGGCGTTCCCCACTTTCTGGATCATGGGTAAATCGAAGCGCGGCTTGAATAATAAATTCCATCTCATTCAGAACACCCTTTTCGTCTTTACACGCCGCGACAAGTTTGTTACGTTCAGCAACCGTGGGCTGTCTGACTTCGACTCGGACTGGAGTTTCCTCAAAACCATCAAGCTCTAATGAAGTCGTACCGTCTTCTGGATTGACGACCTCAACGTACTTTGGTGGGTAAAAATCAACGAGCTTTTTAACTAACTGAAAACTACGACCAATGGTTAGGCCGCGTAATTTATCTCTGGTAACATTCTCTTTCATTGGGTTATTCCCTCATGATGTTGTTATTAAAAATTAAGCACTAAATGAAAAATTCTTTCCGGTCGTACCTCCGTCTAAAACAAACGACAATTCTGATGCTTCTAAAGCCGTAACATCTCCGGAAAGATTGTCAGATTCTAATTTAAAAAATCCCCGTGCAAGTAAAGATTCCCCTCCAGAAGCGATGTCTAAAACTACATTAACACCATCATTAATGGTATCAAAGTAATCCACATCTAAATCCTCCCATCGTGACAGACTTACCTTGGCGTCTAATAAACCAACCGATCCTCGTGCTACCCAACCCGTAGATGTAAAGTCAGTATCCTCCAACACGGCTCTGTTAAGATTTAACGTATAGCTGTGGGCACCAATTATATCTGCTACTGGCAAATAATTTCCGCTTGCTAAAACAACAGTAGTTTTAGGAGATGCGAAAGTTACTTTACCGAAAAGATAATCAATCGAAGAAATATTTGAAGCTGCAATGGTAGAGCCCACATCGGTAAAAGCAAAACTACCGTCGGGATCAAACACCCGCCGCGCCGTAGAGTTTATTTGATAAGTATTGCCAGACACCAATGTCATAGCTTGTGAAGTCATTGCTGTGCTGACTCCACTAATCTTTACCTTAGTGTTGTAAGATGCTTTACCCATAACAGCTTAAATAGTTGTCAAAGCTGTCCCAGAAGCAGGGCAAGAAATCTCAACAGTCTCTAAACCCGCCACATCCCCTGATAAATTATACCCTTCAACTCTAACTCTGCCGACAAAACCATTGGTTCCGTTGGGGAGATATTTCATGTCTAACCGAACACCAGATAAAAGTGCGTTGCGTAACACCCCAAGAGCGGAATTGGTTGATCCATACAGACAAGTCACGTTAAGTGAGTAATCTTTTAATCCGGCAATTCTGCTAATCCAACCCGTAGACGTGAAATCAGTGTCGTCTAAAAGAGTGCGTCCGACATTTAACGTGGCCGCATTTGCAGGAAGTGTCGCGTAAGACCCACCTGTGGTTTTAATCTGTACAACCTTGTTATATGCAGCTTGTGACATGTATTAGCACCTCATAACTTAATTAAGTTTTCACCTCCGGGGGTTTGATTGTTTCCTCTTTGCGCATTAAGAATATCTCACCTTTACGGATATCAATAATGATCTTACCATAAAACTGTTGGTCACGTAAAGACTTAAGATGTTCAAATAACCATTTAACATCATCTACGTTTTCCATGAGTTACAATGCAGTACGATTTCCTTCCGTGCTGGAATTAGTGGGTTCCCTCCAAAATTTACAATCCAGAGTAAATACAGGACGATTGTTATCATCGTAACCCTCAAAAAATATGTCTCTGGTGATGATACACCCCTTATATTTAGAATTATTAACCGTAGTTTCGGCTAGTCCAGATAATACATCCTTAACGGCCTGTATCTTAGTTGCGGTATTAACGTAATCTAATTTATTGCCCCGCACTCTAATTGCCACAAAGACTTCATCAAGTAACCATTTTGGATTCGGAATGCCCCCAAAGTCATATAGCGCGATACATCTGTTCGGACTAGCCGGAGTATTGCCAGAATAGACTTCCCAATCCGCCCCGGTTAACGTAGTGCTGCCAACATCGGCAGTCATTAAAATGCTACGTAAATCAATAGATGGAATCGTAGGTAAGGCCATTTAATTAATCCGAAATTTAGACATCCTAGCCGTAATAAAACTTCTAAATTGAATCAAAGCTAGTGGAATTGACTTAAAACCGCCAAATTCTAAATACTTAATGCCCGTGCCTGGAGTAGAATAAACCTTAGCTGGTACTTCATGACGTTCGACAGCATAGGTAACTTCCCCTTTAGGCTCGGTCCCCATAACTTCCATATCGTCTATAATCTGCGGGAACGACGGAGCAACACCGCCGTAACTTACCAAAAGTTGCCACAAATATGAGCCCGCTTTAGTAGTAAAAAATTTAGCTGAATTACGCAATGCGCCCGTTTTCATCGGCACATAAGGAGTGGTGACATTTAATACATCCTTTCCAAATTGATCCAAGGCGGGTTTCATGGCTAAATCAACATCTTTAACAATGGAATTAGCAATTAAACCCAAGCCGATAGCGGCTTGACTGGCTGACGCGGAATCTTTAATTACAAAGCGTTGCTGCATTACACCAATACCTTATATAAAATTTGATTGGCGTTTACTGACGGAACGGAAAAAACCTTCCTAATCTCATTGGCTGCCCCAATCAATACTGGACTGGCCGCTGTAGAATTGCCCTCCATGATGAACCCATCGGCAACAACTGCGGAATTTAGATAAAAAATACTATTGGAAATCTGTTCGTCACCGCTATCATTCAGGAACTTTTCCGTCTTAGCCTCATGCCTACACTTAAAACTTACCGGCGCGGCAAATCCTTGATTTCCGGCTAAATCAATACCACTTGGAGCCCAATACACGCATTGCTGGTTAAGCTTACCCGATATGTTCATCCCGTACCTGTTTAAATTCTAACACTCTGTCGTCACGACTATAATAAGTATATCTGAATTCTCTAGTTATTGGAAGATGTTTGAAATCCTCATAGTTATATTTCCATTTTTGAACATTAGACAGTTCTAATTTACGCTCATCTCCAATTACATCACAAATCAAATGCTTACAATGACCAACTATCTCCAAAACTCTAGCTTTTTCCAGATAACACAAACACCCTTCAGCTACCACCAAATCATAATTATTTAAGATAGTTAAGTCAAAATTGTTTAAATCTAAAGCCAGAGTTTTATAATTAGGGTTGTCTTTTACATAAACCCCACTATTTTCACGTAAAGCAATTACGTCTGGTAAATCCGATTCAGTCCACTGTAATGTATCTGATCGAATATAAAAATATCTCGTACAAAAACCACACCCTAAATTCAACACTTTAAAATCTGGTTTGTCCCTAATTACGTCCCCAATCCAACGATCATATATATAACCACGTAAGATAGCCGGAGCAAATGAAAACCCATTCATGTCGCGAACAATTTTTAATCCATTTAAATAATCAATGAATTTTTTAGCGTAGCTGTCCCCAAGTATGGCTCTACTACTTAAAGTTCCTAGAGATGACCTTGCTACGCCATCAATCAAGTCTAATGGCATAATAAGTCCACCACGGCTTGTGAAAACTCACGTGTACGAGTTTGTAATTGCCGAACCCTCTTAGTTACATCACAAAGATTCACATCGCTTTGTTTTAAAATCTTATTCAAATCCTCCCCTTTATTCCAATTTAAGATTCCTAAATCTTGGAACAACGCTTGTTGTTTTAACATCGATCCAATAGTTATATTAGGTATACCCAACGCGGATGCGATTATATTTCCATGCCACCTACTTGAAATAATGTAGTCACACTCCGAATAAGATCGTCGTAAATGTAAAAGTTTATTCTCACTTTCGGGTAAAAGTCCGTGTTCAAAAACAAATGAAAAATCATTTGATTGTAATAATTGTTCTATAATATATGAATACTCAACGTCATATAAACTACTATGCGGAATTAATTTTATCTGACTTATAAATCCAGATTCATCAACAAAGGATTTTATCTGCTTGGCAAAATCAACAAGTAAATTTAAGTAGTCTGATTTAGACCTGTACCGTTCCACAATACGATCCCCACCTAAAACCAATCCAACAATTCCAACGGGTTTGGTCAAAGAAGATGGCTGTAGTAATAAAGCCGGATCACCAATTAATGTAGTTTTGGATACCCCCAATTTAGTTTTTATCAAATCTAAAGCTATAGAATCCCTAACGGAACATAATTCAGAACGATTACAAACACGTGCTAAATGGGTTTCAAACACGTCTGTTTCATTCCTATCTAACCCCCCACCATCCCCAGGATAGGCAAACGTGTTACTGCCAATTCCGTATACGACTATGGGCACTTTAATATCATCGATCATCTGAATGGGAATGTTAAATTGCCAAAACCCAAACCTTGATTTATCTGGTAACAATTGTCCACCAGACCCTATAATCAACATATCACCAGAATTTATGTAATCGACAATTTCAGACGTAAGTACAGGAGCTTTCCCATTAATGCTATGGCTGCTTAATGGAATGACCAAAAGTTCCTCCGGGCACTGTTGTTTTAATAATTTAACTTGCTGATCTAATAGTAGTAGATCCCCAAAATTTCGTCCCCAACCTGCCCATACAAATACTTTTTTCATTTATCTGGTTCTCATAGATGTTTCCGCAAATTTCAAATCATCGCGTGTATTTATGTCTACACTATGCTCAGACAACATAACCAAAGGTACTGAATTGGGAACATGAAATGTTCCATATTTTAAAAGTGTACTATATCGAGTTAGAAAAATAGCCCCATTCACTCGATATAAATCTCTAACGGACTGTCTGGTCATGTTTAAAGCATTGGCAGTTCTAACCTCCAATAATGGTAACATCGTATTGTCGTCATTTATATAGCGTAAACTATGAAATGGAGACGTCTTAGTAACCCCCACAACTGCTTGATCTGGCGAGGTAAGTAAAAAACTCGCATCAATACAGTGGATTGGTTGTCGTAACGGACTTGTGGGAAGTAAGAGAAAAACATTATCGTCCTCCTCTACTTGACAAGTATCTAAAGCATTCATTACTGCTCCAATACAATGTTCCTTCCATTCCACGGGTTTTTCTGGTTCGGCAACTAATTTAGCTCCGAACCGTTTGGAAAAATGAAGAATTTCTTCGGAATCCGACGTTACGATAATTTCATCAATTACCCCGCTATCTATTGCACATTCCAAGGTGTGTTGAATTAAAGGTTTTCCACAAAGATTGACTAAATTCTTATTTGGAATTTCTTTACTGTTCTTACGTGCTGGTACTACTGCTACAGTTTTCATTTTAATAACTCTTAATTTTTAAATTTATAACAATACTTATCAAAGTATCCTTCCATAAAGAGTTCACAAAGCTCTCTTATGGCTCCCTTACCCCCTTTATGTTTTAAAATTACATCGGCTTCTTGTTTAACCTTTGGGTGGGCATCTTTAGGGCAAACAGAAATAACGTCCATTCTAGCCATACACTCCAAATCATTTAGATCGTCGCCAATATAAATTACCGGAGCCCCAACAATCTGTTCGATCTGTTTTTGTAAAATATCAAACTTAGATTTTGCTGTGTGATCTGTAATATAGACTGGTATTTTTAATTTAGCGCACCTGACCTTAACTACTGGATTTTGCTCGGACGTAATAACTCCTAAAATTAAATCTGGGAATTTATCTCTCAACATCGCCAAACCAAGACTATCCCGGCGTGAGCAACGCACGGACTCAATACCATTCTGATCTGTCCAAACATCCCCTGTAGATATTACGCCGTCAAAATCAAAGAGAATAGCCTTAATTGGATATTTTTCACTCAATCCTTTATCAGCTACTTTGGGTATTTCAATCTTAGATTCAAATTTAAAACCGTCACCGCTAAGCCAAGTCTTTTGCCCAACAGCTTTATAAGGTACAAATTTGCTGTGTCCAACCACATATGTAGAATCAGCCATGATAACCTCCCACATTAATCCCGTTTCGTTTACGTTTTAGAAAATTAACTTGTTCCGTTAATTCTTGAATTGCTCCGTCCAAAGTACAGACAGCAGTATAGGCTTGCTGATGCTTGTCGCGATAGTCAATTAATTTTTTTTCCAGTGCTTCTAATGTAATAGCTCCATCTCCGGGAGGATTCATGTATCCATAACGGTGAGTTCCACGCACCAAAGCTGAAGCGTGTGGTATAAATACTTTAATCCCCATACCACGTGCTAAACCAATCAAATACTCTTGATTAGGCTTTTGATGACAATTGTGAGAAGCATACCCTTCTGCCAAAAAGGTTCCTGTTGTTGTTTTAATTGCAATAACTTCTTGGTTCCCAAGAAAAGTTATTTGTTTAATCGGAACAACTTCTTTTTTTCTAAAAACTCCTAATTTTTCCATATCCAATTTTCCCAACAACCGTCTGGGACGAATTTTACCCAGACATTCCAACCGTGTAGCCAGTAAACCCTCCAAGCGATACTGATAACAATCGTCTGACACAGTTTTCTGACGTTTTCTAAACGCAAAACCTTTTTCAGACATAATCCTAGACACTTCAACACTCATAGGATTGTCTTTTTGAGAAAACCCTAAATCAAAACTATAAGTATCACAAGGATCTTTTTTAGTGGCCTGACAAAGCCAACCCTCCCCATCAAAAGCAGCCGCTAAATACCCGGCTTCCCACGACTTGTCTTCTTCCCAAACATTAATGGCTTTAACAAATTTAGAAGCTCTACATGTTTGATGATTGTGTAGAAAATCAGTACGTTGCCACTTAAAATTGCCAGCATTATTCCACGTCAACCATTTGTGTTCCGCTGATGAGATCAGCTTCTCACCATTTTCTAACAAAATTTCATAGCAGGGTCGAATTATGTTCTGTACAGAGTCAACTGTAGAAACTCGCCATTTTCTATAATAATGATCGGCTCCAGTTTTATGTCCAGGATTTTCATCAAACGCAAGTAAGTCATCCCCAACTTCAATATTTTTTATTTCGTCCCAAATCAGGCTGGCACGTAATACCTTAGTTTCTGGGGCTACACAATATTCATCGTTGTCCAGCAAATCTACGCCAAATATTCCAATCTCTTCATAGCCCTCATACATTGCCAACGCAAACATATAGGCAATGCTGGACATGAAATAATCCCCATTGTGATATTCACTGACACCACCTAAAAAGGCCGTAACTTCAGCTAGAGGATAAACAGTCAGGTCTGGAATTCTACTATCCTCAACTGGGCCGATTATAGGCATTGTCTTACTACGTCTGTTTAACACAGAAATGTAATCCTTTGGCACCTTTAAGCGTTGTTCATTAATTGGGTGCATGTCAAATAAACGCGAGGCATATTTACATTCCTCATCGGTACGCCACGCCAATTGCCAAATTTCCCAATCGGGGTCTTTATAAGGAGCCTGATTAACGGTACGGCTGGCAGAACCAACAATAGCCACTTTCTTTTTCCGCACATAAGAAGTCGGATTTTTAATAACTGTGGGGCGACGTTCTTGATTTAACCCCTCAACAAATGCCTCAAAAGAAGGATTAGAAACACTTTTTAATTCATTACTTTTTAATTCATTACTTTTTAATTTTGCCATTATAAAACACCATAAATTTAAATTGTATTTATTCGTCTAAGTTTAGCCATGATAGGAATCTCACTATCATAAATTTTCAATTCCCCATTACCAAGCATGGTCTTAACTCTGGCAATATTTTCCACCAATTCTTTCAGCTTACTCACGTTATAACTAGCCTTTTGATCCGATCCATACATGTCTTCATTTAAGGTAATGTGACGTTCAACAGCTTGTGCCCCCAATGCTACTGCTAACAAAGTAGGCAGATGTCCGAGTTCGTGTCCACTATAGCCGATCCTAATATTCGGAAACGTCTTAATAAGAGTGGGAATAGATAATAAGTTAAATTCATCATCCGCAGTCGGGTAAGTAGACGTACAGTGATAAATATAATGGATGTCCCCACCAAAATTATTAATAGTCTTAACAACTTTATTTATCAACTTAAGATCACACATACCAGTTGACACAAATAAGGGTTTTCCAGTCTCACAACAAGCCTGTAGGAGTTCTTTATTAGTAATGGTAGCACTGGCAATTTTAATATAGGGTAAATCAAACTGATTTAAAAAAGATACCGCTTGTGTATCCCAGGGGGAAGCGGTCCACTGTATCCCCTTCTTATTACAATATCGATCTATCTCTTTATAATCTTCATACGAAAATTCAAGTTGTCGCTTCAAATCCCCATTGGTTACACCATAAGGACTGTCACGACTTACATCCAACTCTTCTTTAGGGTATACAATATTAACCGTGCGCTTTTGGAACTTCACTACGTCAACTCCGGCGTCTACACAAAAATCTATAAGACTTTTCGCGATTTCAACGGAACCCAAAGCATTAATACCTATCTCCGCACAAAAATGTACGTGATTGTCAAGTTTAACCATAAATTACCTACAAAGAAGTTATTTTAGTAAGATTTTGGAAAAAGACAGTGTAACCAAGCCGTGAAGCAAAAAAACCCCACGCCTACCCACCACCATTGGCTATGAGCAAAAACTAGCCACAAACAAACCACGGCCAGTCCTAACGTAAGTTTCCAATTCTGAACTAAGGGGAAAAGATAGGAAATTAAAAAAACTAAAGCATCACTTATTAAATTTAACATTTTAACTTTATTAAGTTATTGATTACAAAGGATCAAATGAACGCCAAGGTGATAATAAACTAATTGCAATCGGAGGTAAAGAGTCTTGCGCGTCAAGATCAAAACTTGTTTCGGAAGCGTCTCCAATCTCTTCAGTTTTAATTCGTGGATTATGACTACGATCCAGATACCACGATTTGACCGTAGTGATGCACGCGGCTTCCAGATCGTCGGGCAATTGTGCCGTGCTGGAATCATACCCGGTAGAATTTGGCAGCACATACCCGGCGATATAACGCACACTCCAATCACGTTCACCAACATGGCTAGTTACGGGCTCAATGTTGTGCCGCTTATACAGAGTTGAAGTCCACCCTCCGGGTCTAAATAAAATACCGGCTTCTTTATTGTCGATCTCATAAGACGTAGAAGCTATAGTTGACCCATTAAATAAAATTTGGGAAACGGAACGCAAGGGGCGTCTAGTAACCAGCAATGTGTGTTTACCAACGGATTGCAGGGTTTCCGTACAATCAACTAATTGGAATTTACGATCAACATACTTTTCAATCGCAAAACTTGCGCGTTTAATTAGATTATTGATAAAATCTGAACTTCCCGTACTGCTAATATTGAGTTCTTGAACGACAGCATCTACCGTGGTTAAGCGGTTATCCTCTACATAAGGATTTGCCGTGGAATTGTTAATTACAAACGTCATGTAATTATTCGGAGGCTAAATTCAAAAATTTAATGGCGTCCTTTGGGGTACGCGGTTCTTGTCCACACAATTCTTTAGTTATACGCTGCACCTGCACCCAATCCACGTTCCGTCTTGGTATGAAATTACTAGCCACGGCTTCGCCGTCTTTTTCATTAACTGCTTTAGCATGTCCGGATTGGATTAGATTCCTCGCTACAACAATGTCTAGGAGAGCTTGCTCACCACAACTATAAGGCGGGCTGGAAATCAAAAATTCAACTTGGATCTTCGCGGGTTTTTTTAGATGTAAAGTTTTAGTCATGTCGTTATTATTCCGTACTTGATAGGTATTGTAAAGACTTTATTTCCCAACTATAGGTATCCTTAACCCCATCAACATATGGGGTACTGCCGTAATCTGAATCCACAGTCAAAATCCGTTTTTCTTGTAAAACTTTGGTTTGAGTAAGCGTGTTATCTACTGCATTAACCGTAATGGTAACTACTCCGGCTATGGGGGACAGTGCCGTCCAACCCCGTATTTGCTGTCCAGTCTTGGGATTGTCAATTCGATAACGCGCAGCAGCGGGATTTTCAGCAGTTCCATTTTGATCTTTAAATGAAACCGTTAAGTAAAATGTACTACGTTCGTTGATTAAGTTAATGGCCATCGTATAAGTAAAAGCCCATCCAAAACTATCCGAAGGTTTCTTTTGAAACAACTTTACACATAAGAAATCTAATTAAAACAATAATTTCTAGCTGAAAGTTATTGCCAAGTCACAGGTCCAAGACTGTGATAAAACTTTCGTCCCCTGGTTGCTTACCTTACGATTAAGATTCTTCGCTGATCCACTGGCCCCATTGGCAACGCTGAATTCGCGCCAATCAAAGTTAGCCTCAGTGCTGCCAAATACCGCTCTAAACGTCACGGTTTGCCCGGAGATTTGTGGATACGTGGCGGACATTGCCTTATATTTATTAGTTCCCTGCAAATCAGTCTGAGCAGCAGAGGCCGCAGCCGAACTGTTACCAACAGCTAGTCTAGCATTGGCATTATTAAATGGGGTCTCAATGGTAGACGTTGACCCAGTAAGCAAATTCATCAAAGTAGTAATGCCTTCATTCAGAAGCAAATTACCTTCGAAGCTACTTACATCATAAGGAGTGCTGGCCACAACGCCGTCGTGAATGTTATGCCTATAGATCGTCCAAACCGGCTTATACCGAATCACGTCCTGATCGTTGGCGGTCACACACGCTCTCATGCTTTCATTACCACTCACTGCGTCACGCATAATTTTTAACCCTCTTTATTCAAATTCTAGTGTTCGTTTCTTCACGGTAAAATCTAAATTCCGTCGCGACACGTCAAACGTTATTTTGCGCTTACTAAACACAAACGTAATTGATTCCAAATCAACGCTGGCATCATACTTGTATATGATATCAGAACCACCAACGGAGTCAATAACATTAAGTAAAACACTTAATAAAGTCACGTCTTCTTGAGTTGATCTTTGGTCTACAACAGAAACCGATGCCGCTAAAGCGAAGGTTTCAACAATCCCGGCATTAGTCTCTAAGACTTGAATCAAACCAGCCACGGTAGGGCTACACGCTTCAAATCCGGCATCGCCTACTTGTAGGGAAGTCTGGATTCCCGTAGCTTCGGTGGCAACTCCTAAATCAGTAGTGGTAACGGTAACTGCCCCACTAAGAATCTCTACCACACTACTTAAATCAGTGAGGGTAAACTGCACGGTTAAACCTACAGTTTCAGCCGTTGTGCCGGAATCGACGATTTGAATTAACGTAGATGTTATGACATCAATTAATTCCGCAATACTGCCGATATCTGTTAACGTGAAAATATTGGTAATGCCCGGACTCTCCGCTGTAGCCGACGAATCTTGAACTCCAAAACTAGCTGATAATGTCGGACTTTCTGAGCCATTACCTGAGTCTGATAAATTGCACGTGATTACGAAATTGATTGGAGAATCAACACCACTTCCAGAATCCGCTAATATAAAAGAATTGAGTAGTGAAGATAAATTATCTGAGCCCTGACCAGCTTCAGCTAAAACAAACGAATTTGTTAAGGCCGATAAAACGTCCCCTCCACTGCCAGAATCGCCTACAGAAAAAGAATTAATAATCGCCGCAATTAAATCAACGGCTGTGCTGGAATCGGCTAAAGTAAAACTATTAGTTAATAACGAAGGTGTGTCGGCTCCACTGCTGGTATCGGCAACACTAACAAAGGTTAATCCTGGAAATAATAATGAAACAGGACGTTTTTTTATCCTATAAACGTGTCTTTTTCTGTAAACGCCTACCACATTAAGCCAATTCTCGGAAAATTATTCCACAAATCATTGTCATACTTGCTACGGTAATATTAGATTTCATAGCAATAATTCCCCCAGGGGCTACCATAGCACGTTCATCGGGTGTGGGTAAATAAATCCAACCGGCCAAAACACTAGCGGCTTCACGCCAAACTATATCTCCATCAGTTCCCTCCGCACTAGCATTATACCCAGTAGCGGATGTCCCGCCAACAGCTTTAGCGGCTTGATCGCTTGGATCAAAAAGTATTGGGGTAAAACTTGTGACGGTCGCTGCTGCGGACTTTCTAATCAACTGTATTTCCATTTGATCATCCGCAGTTACATCTCCATTGGTACACCAAGCTCGTAAAATTTCCAATGGGGTGCTAGCTCCAGCCTTAATTTGCAATAAAGTCTTAGCTGTAGTAACCGCAGCAATGCTTGCATGAACTGAATAAACTCCTCTACTCATTAATCATATACCTAATGGATTCTAAGTGAATTTATTTTACCACAAATTGTTTACAATATAAACAATTTACATTCGAACTAAAGTATTATGTTGTAAACGTCTAAAAACATTCAGTAAGGGCAAGGGCAAAACATTTCCACCCCCACCCCCGGCCGTCACCGTGGCGTACATGGAATACTTTTGAATAGTCAGATCGTTTTCACTCCACGTTGCCCCAAGGGTTTGCGAGGTCTGCCGGGAGCCGTCATACGCACCACCGACGTCATACATTAGACTCAATTCGCCATAGGATATCGTCGAGGTATCCCCCACCGCGAGGGCGTATTCCGTGCTGGCGGATAAGGCATAATTGACACTAGCCGTATCCCAGGCCAGCGCCGGATATTCCACCGTCGGGGTAATCGTGGCCGGACCAAAGGCCAGTGAGGCGCTATTCATCGTAGCGCCTTGTGTGGCCCCTGAGTATAGGGCCACCCCGC